GTGGCAGATCTGATTAAGCGGAAAGACACTGTGCATGTGACCAGAGTGGCACATCGCATTGATGTTGCTAGGTACATACCCTACACAGTTGTTTCGGGAAGGAAAGCCGAGATGGTTGTGGAGTACAAGGCCCAGACCAAGGAGGGCGATTGTGGAGCACCGCTGTGTATCACCGAGAACCGTTATTACGGAGGTGCTTGCTATGTGGGTTTCCACATTGCCGGCACTGTGGGTGAAATGTTTCGGTATGGCTATGCCACGTATATTACGAAGGAGAACGCCATAGCTGCCATTCGGCAGTTGGGGACATATAGGGACGATTTCGTTGCAGACATGGCTAAACGCGGCATCGCCGTGGAACCCGTGTCGGCGGAGGAACAGTCTGGTATTGTCAAGACAGGTGGACTCATTGATGGGTCCTTCTTGTTGCTTGGTAAGGTGGACAAACCGCTGAGTATGGCAGGTAAGACTGCTTTAAAACCCTCACCTATTCAAGAGGCCCAGGTGTTCGGGCCTTCTCCATCGCGCCCTGCTGTTCTGAGGCCTGCCCTTGGACCGGAGGGGGAGTATATTTCTCCCATGGTCAAGGGACTTCAGGCGTATCAGAGTGAGTTTGAGTACCGTGAGATCCCTTTAATTGACGGCATTGTGGAGTTAGCCACTAAGAAACATCGTGAGAACACCATTTCAGAGCCGCGCTTTATTCTGACGCCAGAGGAGGCTGTGAATGGCATTGAGGGACTCAAGTTGAAGAAAGTGGCTAGGGACACATCTGCTGGATATCCATATCGGCTTTCCAACAGCGCCGGCAAGAAAGAGTTCTTTGGGACCGGCGAAGAGTATGATTTGGACAACGATGCGTGGAAAGAGCTTCGGACACGTGTTTTGCATGTCGTTGAGGAGGCTAAGGAGAATGTCCGATTGTCGCACCTTTTTACGGACTTCTTGAAGGATGAGCTCAGACCACACCACAAGGTGGACTCTTTGGCAACGCGTGTTATCAGTGGGGCACCACTGGATTACGTGATTGCCGTTAGGATGTATTTTGGTTGCTTTTTAGCTTCCATGTTCAAGTCCTATGTCGAGAGCGGTATGGCTCCAGGCATCAATCATTACACTGAGTGGCACCTTCTTGCCAGGAAATTAGAGCAGAAGGGTGAGAGAGTGTTTGGTGGAGACTTTTCCAGGTTTGATTCCAGTGAGCAACCTTACATCCATTACAAGATTTTGGACTATATTAATTCCTGGTATCGGAAGGGGGACCATTGGAGTGAGGAAGATGATCGTGTTCGGTCGATTCTGTGGCTGGATTTGGTGCATTCGCGCCATCTGTCTGGTTTTTCTCACACCCTGCAGTACGTTGTTCAGTGGAACAAGTCACTGCCGAGTGGTCACCCCTTGACAACCCCAGTGAATTCCCTTTATTCGTTGATTACCTTAACTGCTTGTTACGTGCAGGCTACTGGTGATCTTACGAATATGTGGGAAAAAGTGTACATTTGCACTTTCGGTGACGACAATGTGTCATCCGTGAGTGAGACAGTGAGCGAAGTCTTCAATCAGGTCACTGTCTCAAGAATGATGGACACTACATTTGGGTTGACATACACTTCTGACAAGAAGGGCGCCGAGTTGGTCCCTTATGAGCCTATTGAGGACGTGACGTTTCTCAAACGCTCTTTTAAGAGGGACTTATCCTGGAAGGGTGGCTGGGTGGCCCCCTTGGCAAAGGACAGTTTCTTGTACATTCCTTATTGGTTCCGTAATTCTAGGGATCCTGTTGGGGATATGTTACGCAATTCTGAGTTAATGTTAGGGGAGCTCAGTTTGCATGACCAGGCTTTGTGGGAGGAGTACTATCCTGAGATAGCGGACTTCTTCCAATTTAATGACCTTGAGTTGCCCTATAACACGAGGGCCTCAGCCCGCGACGTTATGAGCACGAGGTCTGATGTTTGGTTTTAGGTTATATACGGATCTGAGCATGTAAATAATTAAAGAGGTCGGCATGCTTAGGTTGACG